AGTGCCAGTTTCTACCAATATGGGTTTTAGTAATATAATTTCATCGCTCATTAGGTGTCTGCAACTGGTTTGCTCATGAGTATATAGGCAGTAGAAGCAACTCCATTATGGCATACCTTTACCTCTCGTATCTTCATGCAGTCGTCGTCCACCGCTTCATCTGGTAAGTCTGCAAGCTCAAGCTCTACCCTAACTCCATCTGAGTCCGCCATCTCAAATTTTTTTACTGAAAAAGCACCACCCCCAGTTTTGTTTCCCAGCGTTACAGTTTCAGTCGCAGCGTCCCAGTCTTCGTATGCTGGCGATACTTCTTTTGATCTAAGATATGGTCCAGTGTGAACTTGAGTAACATACACCCTTCTAATGTTACTAAAACTAGTAGCTCTAACAGTTCCTATGTGAAAGCAGAATATAGGATTATCTTCCGTAAGGTCAGAAAAACCTATCTTGTCTGTCATACTGTCTGACTCCAATGCCCTGATACGACTGTCCGCAGTAACTATACCTGCATACTGTCTGCTGTCAGCCACCCTATCGAAAGTAATTTTTCCGTATACTATAAATTCTTTAAATCCATCGCCAATTGGAAAATCTCCAGTCTCGTTAGTGTTCATGCTAATTTGTTGAGTCAATGGATTACTGGAGGGGCGAACTATAGGAGCATCTAGAGTAAAATCTCCACTATTTACAGATATAGTAAAACTACCTGCTGGTATAACAATTCCATCAGAACCCTGCGTTGGAGCTGTTCCATTTATTTTAATTGCAAACTGATCATCTCCATCTCCAGTGTCCGCATTGGGGTCTGAATCTCCATCTGATGAATCCCTTGCAATACCACCAGAAGCATTACTACCATGAAAAGGAAAAGCAGGAGAATAAATAGCCTGACTTTGGATGTGCCTACCTCTGGTTCTTTTTACTCTATCAAAAGTGGCATCAAATTTTTGAAATTCACTGGACATAAAATTAAGCGGCTGGGTTAGGAATGCTGTAAGTTATTACTTCATAATATTTTGTGCCATCTACAGCAGTTAATACATGACGAATCGTTCTCTTTATTATTCCAAACTCCTTATATGAGCTTGGCTGGGCATCTGCCCCACTTGCAATTAATTTAGTTTCTTCGCTCGCAAAGCCTTCTCTAAATTCTATACCACTTCCATCGGCAGTAACAGTAGGAGTTTCTGAACTTTGGTATTCTGTAGACCCAATTTTGGGATTATTGCTAGTAGTAAAAAAACAACCATCGTATGTTTGTATTCTTACCGAGCTATCAAAATTTCTGCTAAACCCAGTTTCAGAACGAGTAAAAATTCCACTAGTTGCGGTTACAGTGTTTCCTCCTTGGTTGCTGTCCGTGGTTTTTACACTAGTAATTGAGCAAGAAGCATCTCCTAAATTGTATGCAATGTCTTCTGTAGATGTGTCTGGTATTGTATCAACGATCTCTATTTTTACATCAGCAGTAACTGACTTTCTTCTTGTTGGGGTATGCTCTGGAATTGCAACAGTTCCCATAGAATTACCATTCCTATCGGTTACACCTATTGTTGTAAGCTCGACTTCTCCAATCTCTTCAACCTCCACTATATCTTTGTATTCAGCAACAACTCCAGTTAGGTCATCTTCACTAGAAGCCGAACTACTCAAATTTTTTAAAGCAACTCTGGTGTATGTTTTAAATCCGTTGGCATCTTCGTCCCTTGAAAAAGTTAATCTTCCAGCTGGGACTATAGGAGTTTTTCCAGTAGAAATATTTGTAATTTTAACTACCTGAGAAAATTCTCTTGGAGCGTCCTCAGTTGTTTCACTAATTAGACCAGTCTCAAGATATACTTCTGTTAACTCCGCAAGTGCGGTATTATCTTCTATTTTGGAACTCGCAAGTAATTCACCAGTAGGGAGTTCTGTAGTTCCCACTGTGTTTGAGCTAGTAGTTCCAGATACAGCACGATAAACCTTAGTTATCTTTCTTAGCCCATTTTCTTCTATTTCAACAGTGGGATCACTTATCTCAACAAAGCTAGATGTAAGAGTTTCGTAAGTTTTTACCAAAACTGCATTATCCGCATTGGCTTGTTGATTGAAGCGAGTATCTACTTCAACAGAGATAAGTCTACAGTCAGTATAACCCTGCCCAGATATTTGTTCACCAGTTGTGTCCAACGCCCCAAAGTCCCCCATGAGAGAACCCAGATTTGAATTATCTACATCTTCTCTGGTAAACTTTTGAAAACGACGAATGACCCTAATGCGATTGTTCGCTAGCTTTACAACTTCTGGTATATCACCCTGCTGGTGAAGACTTGTGTTACCTAAACTCATTTCTTTCTTCTAACTGATTTTACCCTTCTGGGCTTTCCAGCTGGCTGCCCTAGCTTTTTCTTTTGTGATATCCTTGAACGCTTTTCTGCGGAGGTCAGCTCTCCAGCAGTGGCAGGGGTTTTTGAGCTTACACGCTTCGATGGTCTGCAATAGGGCGTTCCTCGCTTTTCTCCCTTGCGTCTGCCGCAGGGTTTCCCAGAGCGAACATCTATCCAGTTCTCCTTGAACCACCTTTTTAGGGCTAGTCCTTTTGCTGTCTTTCTGACTGCCATCTATTTCCTGCGTTTTGCTTTGGTCTTTTTGTTTCCCCAATTTGCAGCTCCTACCTTTCTGCATTTAGCAATAGCACCAGATGCATAGGCAGAGGGAAAAACCTTATACCTAGCCTTTACTTTTCTATAACAAGCATCCTTGGGCATTATTTTTTTCTCCTATGTCTTGCTTTTTTTCTTGCAAGAGACCTAAGTGTTCTAGCCTGACCAGCGTGAGCCTTAGAAGCCTTCTCAAGTTTTTTTGCTACGCCTAGTATTTTTCTGTGCATTTTTACCCCTTAGTTTTTTGAAGTCAGCCCCAGTAATTTTATTACGAGGGGGAGCAACCCTAGCTAACTTTTTTTGTTTTGGACTGTATTTGCTGAATGGCATTACTTACACTTCTTGCCTTTGCCCTTTGAACCCATTCTGCCAGTTCCTCCCTTTTTAGGTGGACGACCGACTTTGCTTCCATATGTTCCTTTTCCTCTTGGCATAATTATTTCCTTAATTTAGAGATTAATTTTAGGGTGAATGATTTTATAGAGTATAATACTCTGTCCTTGGTTTTGCAGATAAAACATTTCATTTTCATTTTTTTCTTTTGTTGTGAAAATCAAACAGAACTTTTACTTTTTCTGCTAGAGATTCAAGGTTGTAGTGCATTCTGGCTAATACGATAATTAATGTGATAATGGCGATTAGAACTGGCGTAACGGCTGATATAATTTGCAGTAATTCATTCATTTAACTTGAGAAGAACCAAAGTAAAATCCTACAATAGCAAGTGCAGTTTGCCTTACTTCTGGAAGAATAGCATACCCAGTTACGAGTTCCCATTTTTTACCAGAAAATAATCCAAAGAAAAAACTAGTATCCTTCTGAACAGACACTCCAATGTCAGTAAAAGCTATTATGAATGGGGCGGCAATAATTGCAAACATTGTGCAAACCACTATAAACCTACGAATCCAAGCACCAGAAGCACCTCCACGCCTTGAAGCAGCGTCCGCACTTGCATCAGCCGTTTCTTGTTTTTTAATTGTTTGCTCAAACAAACGAGCTTGGTTTTGGGCTTGAGTTGCAATCATTTTCATAATGAATCCGCTTACTCCTCCGCCCAGCATAGCTATGAGTTCAGTAGTCATTTTAGTTCCTTGAGTAATTTATAAATAGAAAGTCCTAAAAATATAAAAGTCATTACACCAACAATCAAACTAACTGCACTGTTAATGCTTTGTAGCCCCATACAAGCAAAAAACCCAGTTGATCCCACTGTTCCTCTAAGCATCGTATCCATCGTTAAGTAGCCACATTTTGCATTGTAAGTGCTTTCCAGCTGCCAGCACCACCAGCACCAGTAGTATCCCCTATAAAGACTTGGACTTCATAGTGTTCTGAGTTGTAAATTATTGTGCCTATAGGTGTAGCTGGAAGGGCATCCCTAGTGGAATCAGTGTAATGACCAAGCCTTACCCAGTCATCAAAGAATCCGCCCCCTATAACTCTCATTGCTTCACCAGTTATACCAGAAGAATGACCGCCTACAATGTGTAATGCAGATTTGGGATTGTTGCTATTAATGCCAACCTTGCCAACATTTTCTCCGTCGGTCTTTTTAATAACCACTAGATTATTTGGATTTTCATCGTAATCCCTAAATCGATGCTCTTTGGCATCGTAGTGTATTGGTTCTGCTGTTCCGCCAGTAGTTCCTACACATTGTATTTCACCAGTAACCATTTTGGGAATTTTAGCTTCTCCAGTAAAAATTGGGTTGGCTTTTGGTGCAAGGTCTTCAATCAGGTTGCTATTAGTATTTATGTTATCTGTATTAATAGATATATTACTGGCATTGGTAGCTATATTGGTAGTATTAGTCGATATAAGGTTGCTATTAGTATTTATGTTATCTGTGTTGGTAGCCACATCAGTTACCAATCCATCAACAGTAGAGCCAGTTGCCGCACCAATATTAGATCGAATTGCCGCATTGTCTGCCGACTGAAGCATTTTATCTACATCTGAAGAAACTTTAATATTGGACATTTTAATCTAAATAGGTTAATGAAATTTGCGAAATAGTAGCAACAAAGTTTGACCAAGGGCGACAAGAGAAAAATATAGAAGGAGAATAGTTTGGAGGCGAAGCACTGCTATCATCAAATGTTTCAAATTCAAAAGAGTTGCTTCCTGAACTTATTGTTCGTATTCCAACATGAGGAGCATTAGGATTGGTATCTGGGTCTCTAAAAGCAAAGACTATCATTGGACCCGAAGCATGATTAAAAACATCTCCAGAAGCCACACTTATCTTAAAATCACATCGGTGTTTTCCGATTTTTACGGCTGGATTAGTATGATTATTCGTCAAAACAACCCCTGCATACGAAGGCACACTTCCTGCCGATTGCGTGCTAGTAATAGTAATACTATCTTTTGGATCAGAAGGACTAGTCTCTAGGCTAGTGGAAAAATTACTACTTCTTCCATAAGCAAAAAATTCAGATTCTGGATATCGAAAGCCAATGGGTTGGCTTGCCAATGGCACGACACTGTTCATGCCAAGTGCTAGAGATGCGTTCATTGTATTAAGCGTGATATGCTTCTATTTCACCTGCAGAAACTTGTAGTAATGTAAAGTTTCCGTAACTAGTATAGCCAGCAGGTAGAGTTCCAGCAAGTGCCTCTGAATTCTCTTTATTTGTGCATAGGATGTTGCTAAGAGTAGCTCCTCTTGGTCCAGCCACGATAATTGCAAAATTACCTTCGACGACACCTTCACCAGAATCGACGACATGACTACCACGCTTGCCTAGGCTTTGTTCTATAAATGCGGGGGGAGTTGACATAATTATATTGTTAGTTGGTTGTAGTTAGTTCGCACATTTTTTACAATATACGAGTTTGCGATATCTTGATCGGAAATTTTTGCCAGCTGGTCTTCTAAAATTGAGTTTACTAAGCTCAAGGATAATGTGTAGTTTTGCTGACTTGCGTTTTGTTCTACACTTCTTTGCCAAGTATATGCAGCTAGGTGAGCCATGTATTCTACAAACTCCGAGGGAACTTCTTGAGTTGCTGCTCCATCTGATTGCAAATCTACATCTAACTTCTTTTTGTAAGTTACATAAACTTGCTTTATAGCGTTTTCCGAGTTGGGCTGTAGGTAATAGTCGTTTTCCGTATTTAAATACAGACCACTTTGAGAAACTCCGCCTTCCATTGTTAGCGTTGCACCATTTTTATTTACTACAAATCTAACCTCATTCCCTCTCACTATATTGGGATCGGTAGAATATATTCTAAGAAATGTATCAATGGTGTCCGTAAGCTCCCCAGTTGGCAGAGGCAAACTTCCTCCTATTTCACTATTAAAAGTTAAGGGAAGTGTGGAACTAGAACTATTAGTATACAAGCAAGTTTCAGTTTCACCATCTATTGAACACAAGTCCCATACTGGAGCAGAAGTGCTATCCTTTGGTCCTATGGATGCAATCTTATTGCCATCTTCATCATACTGATAGTAGTTGTGAAAGTTTCCAAAGGTTGACATTTCACCCTTGTAATACTTTCCGTTTACTGAAGATGTTCCAGCGTTAGAATAAGTTACCGAACCCTCTTGTTGCTCTACTGTGTTAGATTTAGTAACTGCTCTTTCTTCTCCAATTACTAAATATCGTTCCCAGTAATTGCTTGCCCTATACGCCTTTGTAGCGGCATAATTCCAAAGAGTATTTATTCGTCCGTAACTTGCTGTTGTCGTATCGTATTCTCTTCCAATTAGAGCAAAAGTTAAATCCCTTAATTCTTGGACTGTTGAATTTGATAGAGCCATTAGATTTTATTTGCAGCCATGCCGTTGGGCATGAGAACCTTGTTGTTTAAATATTTTACGAACTCCTTGTCATTAGAAAAGCCGACCCCATACTTTCTATTTAGAGCGTAGTATTCATTCATAGGAATACTACCTATGTGCTTTCCAAATATTGGATGACTCTTGCCCTTGTAAAACTGAGTAGCTTTTCTGGCTTGACGGATTCTTTGTTCTTCAGCTTTTGGATTAAAGATTTGCTTGCATTTATTATCAAGAATCTTGGATTGATTGCTGAGTAACTCTTCCTCTGATGGTAATTTTGACATAACAAAAGGGCTGGGGGTATAGAAACCCCCAAACCCAGAATTGTCAACGACTTATGCGAAGTTCGTTATCTTACCAAGACCATTAGGTCCACGGCAGATAAGAGTTCCCATGTGATCGATGTAGCCGCGAGGACCGCCACCTTGATCTTCAAGCATTGTTGAACCCATGCTTAGACCCTCTGCGTATCCAAGAAGGCTTGGATCAAGAAGGTATGCACGCTTTTGGTCTGGCAATGTCTTAGGATTAGCAGACATGATCTTCACGATACCATAAGGACCTTGGAAGATTTCGACATTATAAGTAATGTCAGTTCCATCGCCTTGGTTGAATACAGTGCCATTGCCACCAATTAATGGTGACTTGTCAGTGACATTGTTGGCAGCTTGAACTGTTTGAACACGAGTAAAGCCATCGATGATAGCGTTACGAACAGTTGTTCCAGCAACAAGAACATGATCGCCTTGCTCACCAGTTTCTTCAAAAACGCTTGTAAGCATTCCGTTGAAGCGGGATTCAGTAAGGTCTTCATTTGAATCACTAAGAACAGATGCGGCTGGTGTTTTGAATGCAGTTGGAACTGCTGCAACATCGTCCGATGTTGGAGAGTTGTTAATCCACTGACCTAGTCCACGGAATTTGCCAGCAGCACCACTAGCACCAGCTACAGCAGAATTGTCAGAAGCAAGTGCGGACTCAATATCACGAAGAAGTTGAGATGCAGCTTTTTCTTCAGCTTCCTGCACGCGAACTGGAGTAACAGAATCAAAGATTTCTTGTTTCTTAGAAACATTGAATCCACCACGGAAGTGCTGTAAACGATTGTTTAAGCGAGTAAGGCTACCGAACTGAGCGTCAAAAGAGCCGCCACGAGTTTCTCCGATATCTACACCTTCTTCTACAGCGTTGTCCTTGTCAGCGTCAGCTAGGTTGTCAACAGTCCACTCAACAAGATCAGCAGTTGCGGCTTGCTTTGGAAGCATTCCGTAAATGGGAGCTTGGCGTGGAGCAAGAACAGTTGTTAAATCCAACAACTGCTCACGATTACCCACACCAGAACCAGTTGGAGGGGTAGAGTCATATGAAGCATCAAATGCCATAATTTTTCCTTTGTTTAATAATTAATTTATCTGTAACGAGCGTTTATTTGAATTTGACGGAGTTTTCTAGCTGCAATAAGATTTCCTCTCTGAGCCGCTTCTTTCAACTTCTTGATTTCGGTAGCTTCCTTAGTTTGCCTTGAGTTGCTGGCTGTGCCAGTTCCACCCACTGCATTCTGCGGAGCTTTCCTTGGGATGATTATTTTCTTTTTCTTAGTCACCTTGGGCTTTACCATATTAGCCGCTGCGTGAGCTAGCTGATATTTTAGTTTAGCCATGAGTGCTGGAGCAAGTTTTGAAACGATTGCTAAATCCTCGGACTGAATCATTTTTTGATATTCAGCATAGGTTTCAGACGCATCGTCCCCCAACCAAGAAAACTCATCTTGAGCCTTTGAGTTTAGCTCTTCTGCTTCTTTTTTAGCAGATTCTAATCTCTTCAAATATTTTCGTTGCTTGGGCAACTCGTCATATCTGTCTTGTAGGCTAGATATATATTGAACAATGTCAGAACGAGTATACTCGGTTCCCTTATGCTCAAATGTATCGTCGTCTCCAGCTAGCCAGTTTTGATAATAACGAATATTGTCCTTGGTTTCCTTTTCGATGCTGTCTAGCTCTTCATCTGTAGTGATTGAAGCCAATGCATTTGTAGGAGCAATTACTTTATCTAAGCTACCCTTGAGGGCAGCATCTTTACTTTCTAGCTCGCTTTTGAGTTCCTTGATCTGAGATGTCAGTTCTCCAATTCGTTTACCGCTACCACTACCCATTTTCTTTGCCAGCTCACCAAGTTTTTCTGGTGGTAGCACTTCCATGGCTTGCAGTGCGATTTCCGATCTAGAGTCATCATCTATCTCATCCCAATCAATCTGTGAAAGAACGCCTTCGCTTTCTTCTACCTCTTCGGTGGATTCTTCAACTTCAGCTGTTTCTGATTCCCCTGCTTCGGATGCCTCCTCTGCTGGCTTTTCTTCTTCAGCTTCTTTTGATTCCTCTACCGCTTCTGGTTTCGGAGTTAGCTTTTCCACTCGTGCTTTCCGAATTTCTTCCAGCGTTAGTGGTTTGGCTTGTTCGACTGTCGATGCTTCTTCTTCTTGGAGGGCTGCATCGTTACCCTCAATTGCAGTATTTTCTTCCATAATCTGTTCTGCCTTTTACGCCAAGCAGTTGGGCGAAAGTGTATTATAACAAAGATAATTTATTTTTTGTCGCAACTGCAAGCGACATCAACTATTTACCTTTGGACTTTTTGGACTTTAAATATTTTCGATACTCGGCAGCCTCTCTTCCACTTAGGCGATTCTTTTGGGCTGTCGTCATTCTTTCAAATTTGTTCTTGGGCTTTTTGCCAGATGGTGGCTTTATCTTTTTAATACTACCATCTCTGTTTCGGATAATACTTGAACCCACTGGAACACTTGTTTTAGGACCAGTAGTAGGAGTTCTTGGATTTCTAACAGTTGGGACTGAAGCCATTTTTACCTTAGCTGGTTTGGTTGATGCAGCTGGTTTAGTTGGTGCGGATGTTTTAGGTGGCTTAGTCTTCGTAGTGGGCTTAGTAATATAAACAGTATTATTGGGCTTAGTGGGTTTTGATCCGCCCGATGAACCTGATCCCCTTCTTCGGGTCGATGGATTTGATCGACTTGATGTTCCGACCTTAGAAACTGCGGCAATAGTTCCCAGTGTTCCTGCTCCTGCAACTCCATAACCAGTGTTAACTATTTTTCTTGCTTTGCTATAATTAGCTGCCCTTGCCGCATCCGTAGCCGCAACTTTTGCTTTTATGCTAGCTCCTCGTTGACTTACAATTGAAGGAGTTGTCGTAATCCTACTAACAACCCTATCAGTAAGTCTAGCGTCCGCTTTGCGAATCGCATCCGTTGTTTTTGTTACGGAGGCAGGTGCTTGAATTCGTTGCCGCCCAAACGCCATTGCTTTTGTTAAAGCTTTTTTTATACTTGGAGAAGCCGCTGTTGCTCCTGCCCTTACGAATGATCCTAATCCCATAATTTTTTCTTTCTAACGATTTCTGTTTCTAATTTTTTTTGGAAGGTTTTTTAACATGTCCCTTTTCATGGATTTCATAGTTTCTACCCCACCCTTAGATGGTTTTGATAGACCCTTCAAAATCCCATATGTTTTCTTTTGGGCTGCTCCTCCAGCTATAAGCCTTCCTGCTCCCCTTAGTATATTGAATAGTGCCATTAGTATTTACCTTTTTTTGATCTGGGTGATGATTTTGTGCTACCGCCCTTACCAGCCCAGAGCTTGGTGCAAGCTAAATGTTTTGCTGTTCCCCATTTTGCCGTAGAACATTTGTGTCTTGCTTTGAATGATCGTCTAGCAGCTGGAGAATAATTGTGTCCGTAACCCTTTGCCCCAGCGTGAACTAATTTCTTTTTTCCTCCACGGCAATAGAGTTTCATGATTTTCTTCCCAGCACGAGTGCTAGGTCGAGTCTCTCCACAACGCATTGTTTTCTTAGGACTTGGCATTGTTTTGAGGAGTTAAAATTTTTAATAAATAATCGTCTTCTATCATACCACCTAGTATTTTAGCGTCAGCCCTTTCGGACGCATCTAAGCTTTTTTCTAGGAGTTCAAATTTAGTTTCTCTGCATTGTTTTAAAAACTGGAGAATATATTGATACTCTTGGTATTTAGATAAAAAGCTTACAGCTTCAGAAAGACTGTCAGTGGGTTTCAGATTTCCAGCCATTATTGCTCTTGAACATTTTGAGTTTGAATATTACCCATTTGTGCTGGGGCTGCTCCAAGTCTTCCGATTTCAGCGTTCTGCTGTTGAACAACTTGTTGTTGATACTGAGCCGCATAATTCTGAATGTTGCTGACAAATCCAGAATCCTCTTGCATACGCTTCTGAATATCTTCCTGCGAAGTGTATTCTTGTATAACCTGCATAGCAATCTGACCACCATTGGGTCTAGCACCCACTGGTATTCCAGCGTATATCTTAGTAAGGTCATCAGTGACATCCTTGATCATTTCTTCCTGCCCTTCACCCTCTGGCTGGATAATCACATCCGCTATGCTTGGATCAATTGCATTTGCGGCTAATTGCTCCGCTGCTTGTAAATTAAATGTATTGTTTGGCGAGTTTCTAGCTAGCTCAAGAATGGAAGTAATTTTTGCTTTCATCATTTCTGGGTCTTGATTCTGCACATCGAATGACATGCACACATCGATTTCTTCATCATCTGGAGAACGATAAATCATCATTTCGTTTGGATATCCAGTAACCCTGAAGAACTTTTCATCTGGACCAAATACCAAGAACGCTTTGTAAGCTAGCTTCAATATATCGGAGCAGTGCGTTAAGAACTTATTGATAAAGAACTGTTGGCGTTGCTGACTTAGCTGGCTGTTTTCGTTGAGTCCAACCAAATCCATTGCTTCTTGTTGGACATATTTTTCCAGCTGGCTAGCCGCACTAGAAGTATTCGGAACATTCATGAACTCAAACTTTTCGTTTGCACGAACACCAATCCAAGCACCTGCCCCCATTTGAGCTGGGGGTCTACCCACTGGGTGGAGTAGGGGTGGTGCTACACCCAGAGCCATTTGATCACTCCAGCCATCCCTAAGAGTCTTCATTTGTTTTTGCGGACCACGGAGAAGATCACCAAATGTAGTTATATCGTAGATACGCTTGTTTGCATTGCTTAACCTAGTAAGCACAAAGGGATACTTTTCGTATCCAGATAGAAGAGTATTACTAAGATATCCAGTTGTTAGTCTTGGATTCCAGACTGTAAGATAGATTCCCTCTGATCCACTCTTTTCATCTATGAGTCTTCGGTATGTATAAATGACTTCGATCAAATCCTTGGACTCGACCATACCACTCATTCCGTATGTTGATCCCCCTCGTGATTGGGAGGATCGCAGAGTATTGACGGACACTTGATTCATGCCAGAAAAATCAAAACCTCTATAGTGTTCGATGAGTTCTTCTGCTATCTCTGCATCCCAGTCTTTTGTTTCTACGCAATTTTCTATTTCTTGCGGAGTAAGAAATGCTCGCATGTGGACTCTAGGAGAACGCTGTATGTCTGTTACATACGAGGGAATGACGATATCAATATCAGAGAACTTAGTTTCAACGAAGGGACGAGATATATCTTTCTTGGCTACTGGAATCTTTGCGACTCCGAAGTCCCTTAGTTCTTTCAGGGCTTTCTTTGCTTTTGGAACATCGACATAATCAAACATGTCGGTCATCATGGCAATTGTTTCGTCGTCCCTATCTTCGTCCGCTAGGAGTTCAAAGAGTTCTGGGGCAACTTCGGATATTAGTTGTAGGTTGAACTCTTCATCGTGAGTTCTGGATTTCATTTCCCAATCCACATAGGTAATCGCCATCCCCTTTTCCAAAAGAGTGTTTGCCGCTGTTTCGCATTCGGAAACAAAACCCTTGATGTATGTCTTTTGCATGTATTTCAAGAAGGATGAAATTATCCCAGCCTTCTTGACATCTGAGGATTCGATGGGATATGCACGAATATTTGCTCTATTCAGGGCATTCATCATCAAGCCAACATATGTGGTAATACATTGCTCTATAAGCCTTACCTCTGTATCACAAGCACCATCCCAAGGGAATGCGTTCTCTCCAGATTTTGTAAGCTGATCATTTTTGCCTACCCACTCTGCGTTTCTATTGTCGTAACTATCTTGGCACTGGGATACATACGCTGATAAATCTGTGACATCGGAATCATAGTCACGCTTTAGTTCGTTTATATCTGGCTCAGATTGGACATAATATGCTTCTAAGTCTTTGTCTTCCATGGATGTGAGATTATAACACGACTCTTTTTATTTTGTGAGTCTAATTTTTATATTATTTAAAAAAGTATTATACCATAGGTCATCTCTTGCAATTAGATTCAAGAAATTATCCAAGGGTATCTCGTCGAATATACAATTATTCATTCTGTAAAGAATCTCCCAGTCTGTGTAGGCGTTTGAATGCCTACTTATAAACTTCTTGAAGTCTTTTTTGTCTTTCTTGCTCTCTTCTGTAGACAACCTCATGGCGATAAAATTTTTCTCCATTTTTTTCAATTTCTTGTGCTTTAAAAATTATGCCCCCTCGCATCATATTTCTGTGAGTTGTGGGTATTGCAACACGCACCTTGCAAATGGGCTTATCTAATTTTTTGCAATAATAAAAAAGTGGGCTAGGGGTGGGGGACAAGGCTTGAACTTTAACAAACTTGGGCTTGATTGCGTTGTCGTCTTTTTCTTTGAAGTATTTTTTGATTTTTTTGACCCCAGAGGGCAGTATGTGCCTTGTTTTTTCAAGATAATCATGCTCATTGCACACTTTTTTGCGTATTTTGCCCACCTGCATAGGGGTTACTCCGTATATTTCTGCTATTTCTTTTGCTTTCACTAATATCCTCCAGTTAATTTTACTTGTTCAAAGTCTAAATCCGTATAATGGATTGGACCATCTCCTGCGTTTGCCATACGCAAGTATCTAATTAAATCAAAGAAGTCCTTGAGAGCTTCGTCGGACTTCCCTTGTGCATTGTAATTTATAAGGCTATCTATTAAGTTTTCGCAGGACTCATGTATGAAGCACCTTGGCTTGTTTGCGGAATCCAGCTCATAGTTAGGATTGTAAGAAAACCATTCGTCAAGTGCTTGTATACCAATAATCTCTTGCCTTCCATCCGAGGGGACAAAGTCGTGACCATACTCAGAAAAAGCAGCAAAGAGGTCTAAGTTGTTTTCGTTTTCTCTAGCAAAATATCTGGAGTCCCCTATGCGTTCAAAAACCTCTATGCCTAGTTCTTCTTCTATTTCGTCGAACAACGCACAATATCCTTGGACATCGTATCCAATTTTTTTGGATGCGGGTCCATACCTCCACTTTTCTCCAAACAAAGCCCACTCTCCATATTGAGACCTCTCTGGGAACTCTTTTTCGATATATACATCTCCCTCTTCATTTACAGCTGCCCATATAGCACAAAAGTTTCTGTTTCCAGCTGGATCAACTACTTGATAGTGGGTAAAGTTATCCCCAGTGGTATCTGGGAAAGTCCAGCCCTCTGAGTTGGGTTCTTCTCCTAGGACTTGGACTTCTGTAGAAAAGAGTGGGAGTAGAGAGGTAATGCTCTTGACTGGGATGCCATATGCACGAACCATTATTTCTTCATCTGGTCTGCCCTCTAAGTCCTTTTTTATACGCTCGTATCCCCCAAAGGGGTTTTCGTCGGAGTGCAGGTATACCACTTGTGCATCTCTGCTGGGAGAGTATTGCAAAATCGGCACTTCTTCTCCGCGAAGGAGTTCAGCTGGTTTGGTTTCCAAGGTTCTTGCATTCTTCTGGTATTCGGCTACGAAGGGCGTAAAACCATCAATGGGCGTAAATCCCAAAAGCATTTTGGAGTTCCTTGTGGCAAGTCGAAATCTAAGGGTGTTGACTAGAGTCGCGTCCCCCAAGTATTCGTCCAGCCATGCCCCTATGTTTAGCTCTGGGTCTCCTTTGAATCCAAACTCAAACCCCTCAAGGATTGTTTGGTTGTTTGAGAACTGAGTGTATGTTTTGAAGTCCACTCTGGTTCTTGTATCTGGGAAGATAAACGACGAACCAGTAAACCCATTTTGCATACTGAAGTTGATGTATCCCTCTATGCTCTTGGTCTTCTTCTTGAACTCCTTGGGCATCATTTCCCAAACTGCGGCTTGCTGAACCTTGACCGAGGTATCCGCATTTTGACTAAAGCAAACTATATGCCCATCTGGATTTTGGGTTACAGCTTTCATAACTAATTTAGCACACCCAGTAGTTTTGCCACTTCTGTTGCCCCCTAGGGCAAGCACTTCATTGTAATTCAACAAACCCTCACGAATCCTATCCCAGCCCTTTAGGTCAAATCCATGACGCAGGGGGTCTTCTTGAGATGCCCTTATAAGCCCCTCACGCACCCTATGAAGCTCTTCTAGGGCTTGGGGGTCACTTTCCCCTAGGATAACTATTTCCTCGTCCGTAGGGGCTTCTATGAGGGGATGCGGTGTAAATGTGAGTTCCATGCTATTCGCTATCTACATCAATGGCTTCCTCTTTGATCTTTTTGATTCTATTTCTAGCGGCATTTAGAGTTTCTTTGAAGTCGTCTATTGTATAAGAGTTATTCACATCCACTACTTGGGACGCTTCGCCCCTAGCGGTCATTGCTTGACGCTGGGAGTTCGCCTTGGCAATGGATATTTCTTTTAGGTCTCTGAACTCTGGTTCGTATCCGCCTTCTAGCTTTAGACGAAGTGCGTCAATCATGTCTTCTTCTAGGGATTCTAAATTGATATAGCTCTTAGCCGCCAGCTGACCACCGAGTTGCCTAAATGTATTTGTATG